CGTTGGTTGCCGGCGCGGCGCCCACGTTCTGATAACCCGAGGTCGTGTCGTAGACCATGGCCGGCGCAAACGAGATCGTGCCCGCACCACCGCCGTATGCCGCCGTCACCACGAACGGCTGCAGAATGGAGGTGACGCGCTTGGTCTCGGGATGCACCTTGAACACGCCAGCGATCGTGAACGTATCGCCTACCACCATGTTGCCGGTCCCGGTTGCCACCACCGCTGTCGTGGCGCCCGAGGCAGGCACACCGTTAAGCACGTAGGCGGTAGAGCGCGCGCCTGGCGTGAACTGGCTGAGATGCGTGTTCTCAGCCCACTCGAAGCCACCCGACAGGCCCATGACGCCGTCGGTGTACTGCCGGGCAATTTGTGTGGATTGCTGGAACAGGCCTTTCAACACATCGACCATGTCGACGTTGTCCTGCGTGTTGATACGCAGTTGCCACTGCTTGCTCTGCGGCGTCAGGTTGTCCAGCAGGACTTTACGCGCGGTGAGGACGTTCTTGAACGTCTGCGCGCCGGTGACCGCGGTTTCGTTCCAGGTCGCAGCGTAGCACTGCTGGATGGCGTCGCTTTCCATCGAGGCGGCGAGCACCGCGGCTGCGGGTTCGATGTAGCGTGCGGTGAAGTCGTCGATGCTCATGGTGAGATCGGCGGTGGAGAACGATAGCGCGACATGCTTCTGCGTGCTGATCGTCAGCGTGGTGTTGTTCTCGACGGTGTTCTGCATCACCAACGGAGCGCCGATGTTCACCAGGTACTGCACCGGCAAACGGATGCGCAGCGTGTTGCCGATTTTCGCGCCTGAGTTGGCGAACGAGTCGTCGTATTCCCTGTTGATGGAGCCGATGAAGTTGAGTTTTTGGTGGAGGATCACGAGGAATTTCGCCGTGATCATGTTGATCGTGAGCACTGAGTTAGTGGCATTTGTTGCCATAACTAACAATCCTTAGGCCACAGTTGGGGACAGGTTGGCTTCTCACCGGGAGGGTTCTTGAAGCCTTCGAGGCCCGCTGTGACGAAAGGGAAAGCCACAATCACATCGGATCGGCACTACACAACGGCGATTGACCGGCCGCGGCGGTTAGTCTACAGGCTGGGGTTATGGAAACCTTTCATATTTACGCAATCGTCAACCTGATCACGCAGGACGCCTATGTCGGGTGCACTACCCAGATGCAGCGTCGGGTAAACGGCCACAGGCATCACCTGCGAAGCGGGGCACACTCCAACGCCGCCCTTCAGGCCGCTTGGAACCGAGATGGCGAAGACGCCTTCCAGTTCAGCGTGGTGGCGACCTTAGAAGGAGTTGATCAGCAAACCGCCCTTCGCACGGAAGGCGTCTGGATCGCCAAAATTGGCACCTATAACGAGATGGGCCAGGACGAAATGGGCAGGCGCCAATGGAGTGACGAAATGCGCGAGAACATGAGCCGTCACACCGCCCGTCGATGGGCCGATCCAGAACTACGTAAACCGCTGGCGGCCGGACTAGCGAGCGGTAACGGCTACGTCAGAGGCATGAAGTCCAAGAAGTCGCCGGAACAGCACGCAGAGCATTCTACTAAGCTAAAGGCAGCATGGGCCGATCCAGAGAAGCGGCAGAAGCTGAAGGCCCGCCAGGAATCACGTTGGAACGATCCGGCAGCTAAGGAGCGTCAGGCCGAGAAGATGCGCGCATACCACGCGAGGCGGCGCGCATTGGAGACCTAGCGTGTCTTGGTGATGCGGTCGCAGCTGCTCTTGGCGAACCCGCTAATCGTGCTCTTGTGCTCGTTGGAACGGCTGGTATCGCGCGGCGCGGTCTCGCCGGCACCGCGGTCACGGAGTTCGTCCTTGGTCTGGTTCGGGATCTTGACCGAGCGGTCCATCACGTCGTCTGCCATGTTGTCCTCCTGTTAACGGCGCATCCGCGCCTCGAGCGCCTGCTTGCTGTAGAAATCGACGAGTTGTTGCGCGGTCATGGTGGCCTCGCTTGGCTCGACCGTGCGGCTGCCGCCGATCGGCCGGATCGGTGGGGGCGCTTGCGAGAGCGCACGCCGCGGTGGCGCTGGTCTGCCCTCGATCTTGGCGGCGAACTTGCCGAGTTCGATCGCGCGGGCCCGATCGCTGCGCAGTGCCGCGATGCGCTCCAGCTCTTCCGGCTCGTCTGCCAGGGCGGCAGCGATCTTGTGCCCCTCGGGCGTCTCGACGAGGAGTTGCGAGAACCCTGCGTCCGCGCCCATCTGGATGAGCGCCTGGCACTTGTCGGCCCAGTCGGCATGTGCCGCCCTGCCAGCGGCGTGGAAGGCCTGTACGCGCTCCTGGGACCGCGCGTGCTCGATGCCGGCCTCGACCTCGCGGCGGATGACCGGCTGTAGCTCGGGCGGGATCTGCGTCTGCTGCGCCTGCTCGTAGAGTTGGCCGCCGCGGGCGCGCATATCGGCGATTTCGGCGTTGAGGCGGGCGCGTTCCTGCTCGCCGGCCGACAGCCTCGCCGAGAGGGCGGCAATGCGGCGATCCGCCCTGCTCGGCTTCGGCTGCTCAGTCGTCTCGGTGGTTTCAGTCGCAGCGCCGGTATCGGCGGGCGCGGGCGCCTCAGCAGGTTCAGGCGCAGGGGCGCCTCCGTCCTGCGGGACGGTTTCGGTGGTCTCGGACATGGTGTGGCCTGGGGGTTAGACGCGATTAGACGCGGTTAGGCGCGATCAGACCGGCGCATTGCCGGGGATGTCGTGCTCGATCGTGAATGGCTGCTCGGGTTCCGGCGGCGGCTCCAGCGTGCCCATGGTGACGGCACGGCTGCCTTCCAGCTTCTCGATGTGGCGCTGCAGCTTGATCAGCGCGTTGCGCAGCCGGTCCCAGTCCTCCTGGGTGGCCTCGCGCATCTCCTCGCGCTCGATGTCGTAGAACTGGATCACTTGTGCGGTTGCTGCGCTGCGGGCGCCACGCCGGGCGACTGCGCTGCCTCAGCGGCCTTCTGATCGGCCGCAGCCTTCTCGGCAGCCTTCCCCTCCGCAGCCTCGTAGGCCTCCAGCGCCGCCCTCACCTGCTTCGCCAGCGTTACGATCGCGCCACGCTCACCGACGATCTGGCGCAGGCGGCGGATCTCGGCCGCCACGTCGTTCATGAGCGCCTCGCGCTGCATGGTCACCTCGGGCGGCTCGCCGGTGGTGTGCGGCTGGCCCAGCAGGCGGTCGAGGATGTCGGCGCCGGGTGCCGGCTGGGCACCTCCTTGGGCAGCTTGGGCAGCTTCGGCCATGGCGTGGTCCTCCTTGGTTATCGTGTATTCACCCGGCAGGCGGATGCGGATGCTGGCGGCTATCCTCGCGCCCTCGCCGCTCACTGCGCCGGTGCCTGCGTGCCGTTCTGGCCTGCGCCCTGGCCGCTGCCGTTGGTGCCGTTGGCAGGCGGCGGCATCATGGTCTCCTGCACGCCGGCCTCGAAGTTCGCGTGTCGCTGCATGTGCGGCATGATGTCGGTCTGCCGCATGTCTTCCCACAGCTGCCGCGCGATCATCTTGACCAGTTCCGGATCGACGCTGCCGATCGCCTTGAGCCGATCCGTTTCGGCCTTGTAGTCGTCGATCAGCACGCTCTGGGACTTGTTGGCGAGTTGCTGCTTGAGTTGCGCGATCTCCTGATCGGCCTGCCCGAGCAGTTGATGCGCCTGCTGCATCATCTGCTGCGACTGTTGCTGCAGTTGGAGCACCTGCGGATCAGGACCGGCCTTGTATTGCGGCGGCAGACCGCGCTTCAGCCGGTCGGCAAGCTCGTCGGCACCTGGGAAGTCGGCATTCTGCGCCCAGAAGTCGCCGACGATCGGGAATACCGCCTGATTCTGCGCCAGGATCTGGGTAAATGCGTTGAACGCTTCCTGGCGTCGTGTGCCGAAGCTCGGCCCCACGTCCGCTTCAACGTCGTATCTGCCAACCGATGGATTGAAGATGACGCGCACGTCCAGCGGGCTGGTGTCCTGCTCGTCCGACATCTGCGCCTGCCCTGGCGTGATCGGCTGCGGGCCTTGCGCCGTCATCGCAACGTGCTGGTGGGCCTGCGGCGCGTTCGGGATCAGATGCACATCGCTGTCGGTCCCATCCTCCGCCATGATTTTCATCACCCGGGCCGTGTCGTATATTTTCGGTATCAGATCGAGCACGATACGCCCCACCTGTCGAATGCCCTTGGCCTGATTGTCGACATAGTGCGCGGTGGCGTTGTCCGATTGGCGCTGGCGCGCGTCGATCGCGGTACCGGAGCGCTCGTTGGATGGCTGGCCGAACTCTGCCTGATACTGGCCGCTGACCATCAGCATGTCGTCGCGCGCGATGGTCATGCCTTGGATATAGCCTTGCGCCATCTCAGGCGGATGTGCCCGCTCCGGCCGCTCGATCGGCTGGCCGGTGTCGTCGACATCGTTGTAGACTAGCACGCCCTTGTTCACGACGTTGGCCAGTTCCCATTCCTGCTCTACGCCCTCGATCGCGCGCTTAGAGCCGACGAACGGTGCTTTCGTCTGCAACGCAACCTGCTCGACCGCCGCGCTGGACCAGTAGTTATACATCCGCTGCGCATCGATCAGCGCGCGGGTGTGCCCTTTGCGGTCCATCTTGTTCTCGATCACGATCTCTTCGCCGATGAACGGCACGAGCGGGATGTATTTGCCGGGCCAGTCCTGCCGCTTCTCCACCTTGTTGCCCACGATGTGGTACCACTCGACGCGGGACGTGGTGATGTCGCGTGACTTGGTGATGTAGGGCTGGAGCTGCTCCAGCTCGCCGTCCTCCATCTCGCTTTCGCGCTTGACACTACCGTCGGCGAGCGCATGCAGCGTGTCCTCGTCCTCGAGCCGGCGCCAGTATTCGGCTTCCCTGACATGATCGCGGTCGTTCCAGCCGTCGCTATGGTCGAGCGCGGTCGGCGCCGCCTGGTCGAACTTGCCGTGCTCAGCCTCCCACTGATCCCTCGCGATGTCGTTGAACACGAACGCGAAGCGTGCATCGGCCTTGTCATAATCCTTGGCATCCGGGTCCATGTAGACCGTGCGAGGATTGGAGATGCGCCGGATGAAGATCTCCTGGTCGGTGCTGTCGTCGTCGGCATACTCGGTGACCACGCGCACGTAGCCGATGCCCGACTCGACCTGGTGGAATATCGCGGTGCTGTAAGCGTCTACGGCCTTCGACTGATACTCGATCCGGCGGATGATGCCGGAAAACACCTGTGCGGCCTCGTATGTCGCGCGTCCGCCGGTCGGCGTGACCTTGATCTGCGCCTTGTGCTGTCTCGCGTCGTTGACAATCTGCAGATTGTGCTGGCGGACCTTGTTCATGGTCAGGCACGGGCGATTGCCGCGGCTGTTGCGGACGCTATCATCCCACTGCCAGAGGTTGAGGCTGTCGCCGGCCGCGAACTTGGAGTCTGCGAGCGCGTTCTGGCGTGCGGTGGCTTCCCACGTCACACAGCGCTCATAGCGGGCCTTCGCCTCGCGGAGCAGCTCAGCATCACCAGCGCGGACGCGGGTTCGTGCCATCTACTTGATCAGCAACCGCGCGCGCAGTCGCTTCAGCTTGTCTCGGTTGCGGCTTCTCTCGCGCATCTGCTCCAGCTTCTCAGGGCTGGCGCCATTCTCTTTTGCCGCAGTGATGTTGTGCTTGCGGTTGCGCGGTGCGAGTCTGGCGCCCGCGAACTTAGCGATGTCGGGATCGGCGTCCTTCATCAGATCCTTCGCCGCCTGCGAGATCGCAATGAACTGCTCCGAGTGCAACATATGCCACGCCGAGGAGCGGAACCGCTCAGCCATTGAGGAGCGTGCGGCATGGATTATCTCAATGCGCAGGTCGGCCAGGATGCGGCCCGTCTGATCGCGCCGCGCGATGATCGCCTCACGCTTCTTCAGCAGACCGAACTGCTCCCGCCCATCTGACGACATTCGGATCTGCCAGTCGACATCCTGTAATTGCCGCACTGCGATCTCGTAGTTCTCCGAGGCGATCTGCCGTTGCGCGCGGATGTCATTGAATATCGCGGCCCATGGGTCGGCACCCGGCGGCAGAACATCGACCCTTCCGGTAGCTAACGGCTTGGTTGCGTGGCTTCCGGTGCGTGATATGTCGTGTTGTCTGTCTGATGTGGTTTTATACATGTCTATCTCATCGCAGCAGCGCCGGCTCATGGATGAGCGGCAGCAGATAGGCCAGCAGCACCAGCAGCAGGATCAGCGCCAGCACCAGCTGCGCGATCATCAGGAACGGCGGCGGCAGCGGGATCAGCGTGATCACGTACCAGATGACGCCGAACACGATCAGGACGACCAGCAGAGTGATCAGCAGCGAGATCACTTGCCACGATCCTTGCCGGCCTTCTGAGGCTGCGGCTTCTTAGCGTCGCGCTCCATCTGCTCCATCATCTTCGCCGCACGCGGTCCTTTGATGACCGTGACAGACTTCGGTTTGTTAGCCATCGCTATATCCCCATCCAGCTTGTCTGCCCGCGCGCCGGCCAGTCGCGCTGCACCACCTCGCGCTTCGGCAGCTCGATCCGCACCGTCTCGCGCAGGCCCATGGCGAGGCAGCGCGCGGCATCGGCGGCGTGGCTGCTCCAGTCATGCACCGGAGCGCTGCGGAACACGCCCATCTTGTCGTTGTAGTCGCGGTGGTAGTGCGCCAGGCACTCGCGCAGCCGCTCGGTGCGGACCAGATCGAACCAACAGCGCGCCAGCAGCATCTTGCAGGCCTCGATGCCGTCGTCGACCTCCTGGCGCGGCAGCACACGCACCTTGCGGCCGTTGGCGCGCAGCAACTCCTCACGGGTCTTGCCGGTGCCAAGCTCGCGGGCGCCTGCGTCGTGCGGCAGCAGGTCGATGCCGTAGCGGTAGGGCTTGGTGTTGAGCCAGTCGACGTAGTGCGTGAGCGGGTGGCCGGTGTCCTCGTGGTAGTCGATGACATGCACCTCGCGGCCGACGAGTTGCGCGCAGATCACCGAGGTGGCGTCGCCGATGCCGAGATCCCACGCGGTCCAGACTGGCACTGCAGGGTCGTATGGCACGCTGCACAGTCGGCCCGAGGTCTCCATGTCCTGCAGCTCGGTGCGGTAGATCGAGCCGCGGATCGCAGCGTCGAATGAACAGAGCAATTCCTGGTCGTACTGATCGGCGCTCATTTGCCGTCGCATGTCGTCGAGTTCGTGTTGCGGCAGTAGGCCGCTTTGATCGGCGCGGAGTACCAGCGAATACCAGTCTGGCGATGACTGCGCGGTCTTGTGGATGTCGTAGAACGCATTGCGCCCTTTCGGGGTGCCGATGAACACGGCCCAGCCGTTACGATCTGCGAGTGACGGACGAAGCACCTCGGGCCATGCGCGGGGATCGATGTCGCCCACTTCGTCGAGCACCAGACCGTCGGCATAGACGCCACGGAGGCGGTCGTAGTTTTCGGAGCCGTAGAGGCGAACACGCGCACCATTTGGGAATCGCACCATGAGGTCAGATTCACGCTGCTCGATGCCAGGAATGTCCGCAGTGAAGCGCTTGAGGTATTGCCAGGATGCATCTTTGGCCTGGGCGTAGGTCGGCGCGAGATAGGAGAAGCGTCCCTCCTCCTTGGTGCAGCGGATCGCTGCGTCCACGAGGTCCATGACGGATGCGACGGTCTTGCCTGCGCGGCGATGCACCACGAGGCAGGCCCAGCGTTGCTTACGAGCGTGGAATGCTTTGAACGCGTTGCGTGCCCGGTAGTGGCAATCAACGTCCCACGGCGTCGGCTCCTCGATCTTCGTCAGATGGATCGCCATCGCGGAATACGCCTGTATATACGACCATTCGGAGCGGCCCGCCGTCCTGCCCGCCGATCGGCTGCGTAGCTTTGCCGAACCCGCGGTCGAGCAACTCGCGCATGGCGGTGATGCGGGTCATCTCGAACTCGGAGCCGGCCGAGCCGCACAACCCAGCGATGTCGGCGAGCCGCTGGATGATCTCAGGGCCGAACTTCTGCGCCAATTCGCGCACCGCGCCGCTCGCTTTGTTCGGAACGCCGACCGGACGTGACATTTATCGATAGTTTCTCGCTGGTTGGATCAGTCTCTTGCCGCGAGCCACGCGACGGGTGCCTGCACCTGTCGGAGCGCACCGAACAGCATGACCGAGAGGTGAGCGGTGTCGTGGTGGACGCGGAGCACGACGGCTGGGTGACCTGCGAATGCGCCGGACGACAGCGCTACGGCGGCGCCTGGCGCCCAGGAGGCGTCGTCTTGGGTGGTTGATGCGGCCAGGGCGGAGGCGGCCTGTACGGCTTCGACAGCGCCCGCGCTGGCATACTGTAGCTGGTTACCGTTCCGGAGCATGGAGCGGACGCCTGGGGTGGTTCGGATGGGCGTCCAGCTGTCGCGTGGGTCGTGTTGGACGAACAGATAGCCGCTGAACAGTGGCACTTCGACGCGATGGCGAAGGGTTGAGACGACACGGTCGCGGCGCATGACGGTGGTGAGCGGGAGGAAGGCGACATAGCCCTGGCGGCGGAGATTGCTGGCGGCGTAGCGATCGGCTTGGGGCCAGACGGTGACGACGGTCCAGCGGGCGCCATTGCAGCGGCACGGCGCGCGAATCGGCTCCGGTTGTGCGGGAGATAATTCCAGGTTGTGGCTGGCGTCAAGCATCTGGTTCGAAGCTGGCGAGCCAGTCGGCGAGCAGTTCGGCGCGCTCGGTGTCCTCGGCGGTGTTGAGGACGTGTTCTGCGGCGCAGGCCAGGATGGCGAGGGCGATGCGTAGGTCATGGCCGCTGCGACCGAGGGCGACGTCGCCGAGGCGCTGGCCGTCTTCGCGGATGGCGTCGTGCATCTGCTCCTCGGTTGGTTCGGCCATCAGTGCGTCCTGGGTTGTGCGTGACCCTCGCGGGCGAAATCGAGGATTGCCTTGGCGATGGAGCGTGAGATGCGGATGCGGAGGTCGTGGTCGGTGACGTGACTGAGCAGGACGGAGGAAGCGAAGCCGAGGACGACGCTGAGTTGAGCGTCGCTGAGGTTGGTTTGGTTTGCGAGCGAGATGACGCGATCGAAGAAGCGCTGGCCGTTTTCGTTGCAGATGGCTGCGGCGGGATCGATGTGGAAGCCGATCATCCTGAGCCTCGCCGCATGAGCATCCACAGCGCGTTCCTGGCGATCCTCTGCGCATCGGCCAGCGTTGCTGCCTGCGACGCCACCAATTCCAACGCGGCGTGCGCCCTGGCCAGTCGCTCGGGTTGCGACAGCAGGCGTCGTTTCTGACGCTTGGGAGCGGCCTTAGGGGCCTCGTTGGGATCGATGTGGAAGCCGATCATGCGAGCGGTTCTTTGCAGCCGTGCCTGGCGAGATCGAGCAGGACGAAGAACCAGTGCCAGAGGGTTGTCATCCCGACCATGGCGAGCACCCAGAGCGTTGCGAAGCCGACGCCGCGCCAGAAGTGCTGGTCGATCATGCGCGCACCTGCATGCCAGCCATGCGCGAGTAACTCTTCCCATCTGTGATCACGCATCGTATGTTGTGGTCATCGAAACACGGAACGGAGCAACGCAGATGACCAAGTTCGGCTTCCTCTACTTCACCGAAGAC